CATCCATATGTTTCATTAAAAATGTCATTAGCACTTTATCCCTTGTTGTACTTAATTGCCTTGCTGTTCTTTCAAAGTTTGCAAATACATTAATTACATCATGAGCATACTCCTTTTGTCCCTCATCTCTTGTTTCTTTAATCTCATCAATGATTTCTGCAAAGAACTCATCGTATCTATCTTTTGTCATTAGTACTCTCCAATTACTGCTAATTCATTTTTAATTAGCTTGTTATTTATTACTTCTAGTTTCATGTCTACATGCTCACGCTCTCTATTAGCTTCACATCTAATTCGTAATTCCTCTATAAGTCCTGTCATCTTACTCTTAGATGGTATAACTGATAGAAGTTTATTAGTATTATATGCTGTTCTAAATGAACCTTTAGCTGAAGCAACATTCATATTGCCTTCATGGAATGCACCTTTAGTAATCTCACTAACAGTGAATACTACTATATTATGCTTAACTGCAACTTCCATTAACGCTTGTGATGCTTCCTCTGTCTTCATATTAGGGTCTCTATGCTTAGATTTAAATAATCCCATATGATCAACTACTACTATCTCAGGTTTAACTGATAGCATTGATATACGCTTATCTAGTTCATTTGCATATGGACATGAATAGTCAACTGTAAGCCAACCAAATCTTTCATCCATACCATTTTTACCTTTAGCATAGTGAGCTCGTAACTCTTCTTCACTCCAGCCCATCTCTATCTGAACAAACCTAGACCATATTTGCCTTGGAGACATTTCCATCTCTATAAAGTATGTTGGTTTCTTAAACCCATTCATAAGATTTTGTAAGAACATAGTCTTCATACTCTTAGGAGGGGCTTGAACAACAACGACTTCACCTGGATATATAGGAAAGTTTTCACCTGGCCATATATCACCAAAGTCAAGAGGCTTTTGGTTGCTTGTTAAGAAATTAATCAGAGATGTTTCCATAGTGTTGGAGTCCATAACTGTCTGGTTTTTCTTGGACTTATAGAGTTTACATGTACTTTGGCAATGATTGTCCATTATCTTATCAGCACAACCATATTTATTACCTGAGCCACCATGGGCATCATAAGCACTGTTAACTATACTCTCCATCTCTTTGGCTTTAAATGGTGATTCTGGATCGTCAACTTGCTGTCTCCATTGTTCCATTATAAGCTGAACTACAGATTCTGGGTATAGCCATCTAAACCAAGCACTTAATCTCAATGCTGTAGCATGTCTTGATCCACATTCTTTACTTGATAGCATGCTATTTATGCATGGATAGTTTACTGGGTCTGGAGTTCTACCTTGAGATATAAACTCAGGTTCTTTTTGTTGATCAAACTTAACTCTTTCCATTACATCAAATACCGGATCACATTCCAATTCATATGTTGATACAGGAGGACATGTCCTTCCTATACTTTGCATATGAGCTAATATATCTTCAGCATCTAAGTCAGATCTTTTTATTTCACGCTTCCATAATTGAGCTTTTAAGTTTAAAGTGTTAGGAACCCTTATTAATCTCGTCTTATCTGTTACAGATGGGTCTGCAAAATCAAATATACCTGCATTAGTTAGCGCGTCTTTGACCTTGAGATGCAGATTAGCATCAGGTTTCCACCTAAAAGCAGTAGATGGTATACCGACATGAAATCCTTTATTCCCACTAAAATACAAACGATAAGGTACGCAAAGATCATCCAATAACATAAGTAATCCAACTGTTTTCTGTCTGGCATTTTCAAGATCGTTTTTATCCTTTCCATCTACATCTAGTATAAATTCATCAGGTATATAAACTAAGCCATCGAAGCCAGATAAAGTGTGCTTATTCGCAAAGAAACTAGTAATCTCATCATCAAATTCATATAATGACATGTAGGTATCTTTGTCTATATTCATCCAGTCACATACACTGGAGCTATCTTGGAAATAATGTCGCTCTGATAACCCAAAAGCAAATTCTTTAATCATTTATTACTCCTTATTAAAATAATGCAAGGTGCGCTAGTTGTCTTAGTAGGATACACCATACCCTGCATTATTATTATCTATTTAGAAAGGAATGTCACTTGTGGCATCCTCAGTGGTTGCAGTCTCTTCATGAGGCACATCCTTTAACTTGGGTTCAACCCATTTGCTAAAGAATGATTCTGCTTTACCTTTAAAGTATTGCACATCTTTAGCATCAAATTTATCCACTACATTAGTGAACTCTGTTGGTGCTACGTTAGGTAATACTCTGGTAAACTTACCATCTTTATAGAAATATGCATTAATTACTTTACCTTTTAATGCTTCTTCACTATCATCAATCTTAAGCACAGTATCACCTTCTGCACTCTCTAGTGCATCTGTAATACCAGCATTAGCAAAGCGATATAGATTGCCTATTGCAAACTCTTCACCATCTTTGCCAACCTTAGCATACATACGCATATTAAAGTTATCAGGATACCCTTCAAACCATACATCAATATACTTAGAGCCATTCCACTCTCCGTATGCTGCATTAGATATTGTTAATGTGTGCCATCCTTCTGTCCAGTTGCCTGAACCTTTCTTTGGTAGTGTTAATGTTCTTGCCATTACTAACCTTTCTTGTTTACTTGATCACTCGGACGTGGAGCACGCTTTACAGCCTGGTTACCATCGTCGTCTGCTTGTGCTATACCTACCATTGAACTTAGTAAGTATCGTCTTCCATATGTAGTAGCCGCACCTATACCATGAGCATCTTTCTTTGCTATTGGCATACGTATCTCACTCTTTATCCATTCACCTGAACTATGCATTAATGTTGAGGTAATATAGAATCCATTATCGCTATTATCCCACCTATTACCTTGAACTAATGCTATTCCATATTTATTTAATGCAGGCATTGCAGTCTCTAGCACTGAGGCTAGTGATGCATACTTACTATTAAAGAATGGATTAGTGCTTTTAGCTTCTACCATTGTCATCTCACCTTGGGCCTTAGCTAATGCTCCAGCTATAGCTCCAACAGTTTTAGATGTATTCTCTTCGACCACTATATAATCAAATGGTCCTTCACTGGGGTCGATATAATCTTCCACAGTGGTGGTTCCTTCATTATCTGACATTTAAGTCTCCTACGTTTTAGGGATTAGTTGAGAAGGGGGCAAATTCATAGGAATCTACCCCCAGGGTTACACACAAATAAGGAGTATCAGTGTTGTAATTATAGTATAATTTACACCGTCATCGTTGACTTTTCCAATAACATATTTGGAAAGTTAAACGAAAATTCCTTGTTGTAAGGCTGTCCTGTTGCTAGCTTGCGAACTGCATTAGCTATAAAGCTACCACTCATAAATGCGCAGTATGCTGTAGCCTTTGCAGCACAAGGTTCAGGAGATCCTTGACTATCTGAGTACCATGTTTTCTTGTATTTACCTACAGTCGGTTTATCAAAGATATACTGTTGATAGTGCTCTGCCCCCATCCTGCCGTCTATTAAGTGTTTAGGCTTAATAGTAGGATTGGAACATAAAGCTTCCACTGCTTGTAATCTTGCTGCCATAGAGTCAAAACCTAATATTGCAATGTCTGATTCTCCTTGAGGATAAAACTCTGAGAACCTTTCATTGTAAGTATAGATATTTGGGACACCTATAGATTCTAAATGATCTTTTAATGCTAAGACTTTAGGTTTACCTATATCATTAATAATATATTGTGAAACTCCAAGGTTTACATTCTCTACTGTATCCATGTCATATAAACAAAAGTTAGAAGCTCCCATTCTCGCTAATTGCATGGCAGTGGAGCTACCTATAGCCCCACAACCAAGAATATGAAAATGAAAATCCCCTAAATTGTTTACCAATCCACTTGATCTTTCATTAATCATTAGTCTCCTTTCATAGTATGATTTTCTTTAACCCATAATGATATATTTAGCAAAGAATGAAATATATGATCTTCAGAAGGGTTTTCTTCATAATGTCTTTGCTCTTCATCTAAATACATATCAACTATCTTTATTAAATCATTTATCATTAGTATATAC